CAACAAACAAATACAAAATGTTTGCGATTGTTCTGATAACGCCGTTAAAACCAGATCGGGACGATCACGACAACGCCCCAATAGTCGGCGCGGACCAATTAAGGACAAAGTTATCCGGAATTAAGGGGGAGGAAGGGGGAGAAGGTTTGGCCCTCTCCCTGCAGCCTCCGCCGTCGCCTCCCCCGCCTCCAGCCGGCCCAGCCTCCCGACCCGCCGCAGCCCCAGCAGCCCCAGCACCTGCACTCCGCCACCCCGGTATCACTTTGATACCGCACCCCAGAGGTACGGATTGACCCCGGTATCACTTTGATACCGTACCCCCCAGGTGCTGTATCATCTTGATACAGCACCCCGCAGGTACGGATTCGCCCACCCACCCGACGCCAGGGGATTCGAGTACATGCGGGATTCGAACCTTTGCCAATTCCCCCACGAAAGCCAAGCACCCAAGCCCACCCGACGCATAATCCGGCGCAACCGGCCCCGGAGACGCATGGACCCGATACGGATTCCCCCTCCAAGGTTCCCCCCGCCGGCCCGCTCACACGCCCCCGGCGCTCGAGTGCACGCGCCCGCACCCGCTCGCCCAGGTTGGCGCCCGCACACGCGCACACGCCCGGGCACACGTGCACGCCCGCACGCCCGCAGGTGCACGCACGCGCCCGCACGCGCCCGCCCGCACGCGCCCGCGACCCCCGGCTCTCCCCCCCCAAGGGGGGGTACTCGATGATGTTTATATCTTTCCCGGTATTTTCCATGTGGTTGTCGTGTTACTGTGGTTGTTTATGGATGACACTGGATTGGGTGATGGTGTTGTTGGGGTTGTTTTATCTGCTCGTAATCGGCGGTTGTTGACGTTGACGGCTCGTCACGTTCGTTCGATTGAGCTGAAGTTGGCGGGTAATAGTGCTCGTGAGGTGGCGTTGGCGTTGGGTGTTAATTATGACACGGTGAAGTGGTGGTGGCGTAGTGAGATTGGTTTGGCTGAGATTGCCCGTCAGCGTGGAGGTGGGATTCCGACGTTGGCTGCGTCGTTGATTACGGCGCGTGGTGACGCGGTGGTTTTGAATGTGATGGGTCAGGCGATACCTGAGAGTGAGGCATTGGAGGCTGAGCGTGGGCGGTGTGATTTGTTTTATTTTGCGAAGGAGATTTTGGGATATGATTTATTGGATGAGGGTGTGCATGGGGATTTATGTCGGGCGTTGTCGGACCCGTTGAATCGTCGGATTGCGGTGATGTTTCCTCGGGGTTGGTTTAAGAGTACGATTTGTAGCATTGCGTATCCTATTTGGCGTTCTGTTCGTGATTCGAACGTTCGTGTGTTGGTTGTTCAGAACACGATGGACAATGCGATATTGAAGTTGAAGAGTATTGGAGCTCATTTTGAGGAGAACGACAGGTTTAGGTCGTTGTATCCGCAGTTGATTCCTGGTCCTGGTTCGACTTGGACTGAGAAGGCGAAGTGTTTGCCTCGGACGAAGGCGCATGCGGAGCCGACGTTTAGTGCGGCGGGTGTTAGGACTCGGGTTGTGAGTCGGCATTACGACTTGATAATTGAGGATGACACGGCGGCGCCTGAGTTGGACGATTTGGGTGAGGAGGGTGGGATGTTGTTGCCGACGGCGGATCAGATTAAGCAGGCGATTGGTTGGCACGGTTTGGCGATGGGGTTATTGAATGATTTGCAGTTGGACCAGATCATTATTGTTGGTACTCGGTGGTTTGAGTATGACTTATTGAGTTACATTCGTGACAAGCAGAAGAATTACGTTTGGTATCAGCGTGCGGCGTTGGAGCGTGACGGTGTCCCTGACGAGGCTGGTGAGGTGGTATGGCCTGCTCGGTTTCCGATGTCGGTGTTGGACGAGTTGAAGGCGAGCATGGGTCCGTATTTTTTCAGTGCGTTGTACATGAACAATCCCGTGAGTAATCGGGACCAGAATTTTAAGGTTGAGTGGATTAAGTATTACGAGGATCGTCGGTTTGACGAGTTGCAGGCTGGTGGTCGTCGGTTTCAGACGTACACGACGGTTGATTTGGCGAACGATCCTGCGATGACGAAGGGGTTGCCGGATTGGAACGTTGTGATGACGTGTTCCAAGGACATGGAGAGTGGTGAGATTTACGTGAGGGATTACACACGTGAGCGGTGTAGTCCTGCGAAGGCTGTGGAGCACATTTTGGATCACATGGAGCGTTACAATCCTATTCGGACGGGCATTGAGTCGATTGGTTATCAGCGGACGATTATGTATGCGGTTGCCGAGCGGATGGCTGAGCGGAAGCGTCATTGGTTGATTGAGGCGTTGCACACCAACACGTCGAGCAAGGAGGCTCGGATCATGGGTTTGCAGCCTGTGTTTGCCGACGGCAAGATTTTCATTCAGAGGAAGCACGTTTCATTGGAGTCGGAGTTGCAGACGTTTCCGCGTGGCAAGCACGACGACACGATTGATGCTTTGGCGATGCAGTTGCCGATGTGGGGTCGGACTTGGGGTAAGCGGACGGTTCAGGTGAAGGCGAGTGACGATCCCAACTTGTTGGAGAACATCATCAAGGGCATCCAGAATCGTTTGAAGCCGGCGTATGCCAACCCTGTGATGGACATTTACAAGCTTCGTGGTGGCGGCGGTTGGTCGCGGCCGCGCCGCCGATAACTTGCACAATGCCGGCGTCGGGTCAATACTTGTGTCTTATGTCAACATCCGTATCCCAGTTGGTTGGTCCGTTTGTTCGCGCGGTGGCTGTCACACCAAGCGACTCCACGGTTATTCCCGCGACCAGGGGGTTGTGGGTGGGTACGACTGGGAACGTATCGGTTGTGTTGTTGGACGATACGACGGTTACGCTGGTGGCGCCCGCGTTGGGTGTTGCCCATGAGCTTCGGGTCGTTCGGGTTCGGAGCACCGGGACCACAGCCGGGTCTATTGTGGCTCTTTATTGAACGGAGATTTGTATGAACAGCAATGGTAAGAGTTCGCGGACGACGAAGCCCCAGCCGATCATTGGTACTGTCAAGGTGAAGCCGCATCCCGGCAAGCCTGCTGACCGGGCCAAGTTCAAAAAGGGTGGGAGCAAGTAGGGAAGTGCGTCATGGCGACCAAGGATTTATCGGTCCAAGAGTGGTTTGACGAGATCGACCGGGGCCTTGAGTTTCGGTCGGAGTATGGCGCCGAGCCGAGATGGTCCGAGGTCGAGCGGTTGTTTTACGCTTCGCACGATTCGAGTGCATCGTCCGGGCCGAACCTTCTTTCGGCGACCGGCGATGCTCTTTTGTCGACCTTGACGGTTCCGTTCCCGGTGTTTTCGGCCAAGCCGCTGACGATGGAGGATGTCGCCAAGGCGCCGGTGGTTCAGGCCATCCTGAACGGGTTGGTGGACGAGCTTGAGGTTCCCGCCCAGGTCGAGCACATGGCGTTGTCGGCGTACATGTACGGGGTTGGGATTGGGAAGGTGGGGTACGACTCGGAGTTTGGATGGGACCCGGATGCCGACATTGGCGGTTCGCTTGATCCGCAGGGCATGACGATGAGTCAGTACGACAAGAAGGGTCGGCTGATCGAGTTCGGCGGAACATCGCCGGGGATGCCTTGGTTTCAGTCGGTGCTTCCGCATGACTTTGTGGTTCCGTATGGGACGCATCGCTTGAAGGATGCCCGCTGGTGCGCACACCGAATCATCAGGCATATCGACGAGGTTCGGGAGGACATCAAGTACGGCAACACCAAGTCGTTGCAGCCGTGCATGTCGATGGAGGATTTCGCCAACTCGTACAAGTCCACGAAGGTATCGTATCGAGCTGGTCGGGCGGGTGGGATGAAGACCAGCGCCAAGTGCGAGTATGTGGAGATGTGGGAGATTCACGACCGGGCGACGGGCAAGATTTACGTTGTCGCCACCGGGCACGACAAGTTTCTTCGGGAAGACGATGATTCGTTGCAGATCGACGGTCGGCTTCCGTTCATCGACCTTGCGTTTGTTCCGCGCTCGAGGTCGTTCTGGACGACCCCCGACACGATTTACCTGCTCCCGCATCAGGCCGAGTTAACGGACATTCACATCCAGTCGGACAAGAACCGGCGGACCAACATCCCCAAGATCATGGCGAGCGTGGATGCTTTTGAGGAGGATCAAGCCGAGAAGCTGACTCGGGCGGACGTCAACCCCATCATTTTCCTCAAAAGTGGGATTCCAATTGACCAGGCTGTTCGTCCGTTCCCGCAGGGGAACAACCAGAATCTGTATGCCGATGCCGACTTTGTGCGTCGGGCAAGCCGTGAGATGGTTGGGTTCTCCGCGAACCAGTTTGGCGAGTTCGATTCGTCGGGCCGCCGGTCGGCGACAGAGGCGAAGATTGTTTCCGACGCAAGCAACCTGAGGATGGACCGCCGGCAGACCGCGGTGCGGGACGTTTACCTGACGCTGGCCAAGAAGCTTCAGATGATCGTGTTCGCCTACTGGAGCGACACCCGCATTACTCCGTATGTCGGGGCGTCGGGGATGCAGGAATGGGCGAAGTATCAGGGCACGGAGCTTAAGGGCAAGTACAAGTGCAAGGTCAGCTTCACAAGCGAAGCCGAACCGTCGCCCAGCCAGCAGAAGCAGCAGGCGCTGGCCCGCGCGATGACCATGGCGCAGATGGGCGCGCCGGGGATGCAGGTGCTTAAGTACCTGTTGGACGAATGGGACGATCCGGCACTCAGCCAAGCAATCGAACAAGGGATGCAGAATGCAGCAGCAGGACCGCCACAAGGGGCCGGGCCAATGGGTTCAGGTGGCCCTGGGCAAATACCGAATGGTGTACCCGACGTCCAGCAGCCCCCGCCCGGAATGTAAGTCGGGAATCGGCAGCAACATCAAGGTGTTTGGCGAGCGAACATACGAGCATCTTCCGCACGACGGGGAGGGTCCGATCACATTCACATCGGAGTCGGCGTTGCGGGCGCACTGCAAGAAGAGAGGCGTGGTAATCGGAGATTTACTGTGATGGACAGCGAAAAAAGCGACGGCTGTGACGAATCCGAAGAGGAGTTGGCCGCGGACTTTGAGAAGCTTACCGCCATCGTGAAGCGGCACGTAAAGTCGATGTCATTGCACTTCGACTCGGTGCAGGTCGTATGCACTTTCAGGACGATTCGAGACTCCACCGGGTCAGTTAGTGACGGCGCCGGCAACTTCTACGCGAGGTCGGGTTCGGTTCGGGAATGGCTTGAAAAGTTTGAGTGATCCGGTAATGGATCGCGCCAAAACTTGACAATGTAAGATTACGGCACTGATAATCAACCGCACATGAATGCCAAGAGTCGCAATTCCCGCAACCAAGCCATTGATTCTGAGCCGGTCGCCCCGATTCGGGTCATCTTTGAGCTGGATGGGGTGGTCTGGAAGCCCACGTTTGAGCTTCCGGATGGCGCGGTGCTCGGCATCATTGACATTAGCAGGCTTCGAAGGGCGTTCGATGTTGCAGTGTCGCAATTTAAGCGTACTCAGGCACGCGATCTTGCATTGAGGGCTTCGCAATCAAAGGAGACGGTTCATGTTTGAGTCAGAAGGCACGGAATCCGCACCGACCCCAGTAGCCGCTTCGACGCGCACGCTGGAGGACGTCCTTTTGTCGATGGAGAATACCAATCAGGCGTTGAGCCGGACGGCGGCGGCGATGGAGCATCAGTCGGCGTCGCGGGTTCAGCCCGAGCCGTTCAAGCTTCCCGAGCTGGACCCCTACGAGGGTCAAGACCCGACGACTTTTGACGGGGACAAGCTCAGGAAGTACGTCGATCACGCCGCGGAGAGGCGTGCGAAGAAGCTGGTGGAGGCCGATACGGAGCCGATGAAGCGGGAGATTGCCAGCATTCGGCAAGCCGAGCAGCAGCGTCAGGCGGCGGACATTGGCAAGCAGATCGAGGATGCCCGGAAGAAGTACCCTGACTTCAACAAGGCCGCGCCGATCATCGGGCGGCTTGCCCAGGAGCATCCCACCCTGAACGTGAACCAGTTGTATCGGCTGGCCAAGGACGAGATTCCGGTGGACGACAAGCCCAAGTCGGCGGTAGCCGCTTCCAGCGAGCGTCCGACGCATTCGGCGGCGCGGCCACCGGCAAAGGTAACGCGTGAGGTTCCCTTGCCGCGAGGCAGGCAGGGCATTTCGCTGTTGATTCGAGAATCGCTTTCCAAGAAACAGTTCCCCCTGAGGTAGAATTATGTCAACACTCCCCACGTTTACACGCGTCATTGACCAGGCATTCACGGATACGTTTTTCGACATTCAGTCGGAAGTCACCGACCAGATTCTCCTTCAAACGCCGGTCGCCGCCGTGCTCAAGATGTCGGGGTGCTTCAAGCCGAAGGTCGGCGGCAAGCTTATCACCCGCACCGTCGGGTACGGGGTGAAAACGGCGATTGACTTGGAGCTGGGCGACACCCTCACGTCTGCGCAAACCGAGCTTGACACGGAAGCCTTCTGGACCTTCAAGAAGTTTGGCGTTGCCATCCAGCGCGACACGTTTACCGACCGTGAAAACCAAGGCGACGACGCGATCAAGGACTACGTCCAGCGGCAGATGGAGGCTGCGGTTGACGCAGCCGGCCAGCGGTTTGAGGCGCTGCTTCTCGGCGCGTACAAAGCGTTGGAAACCGGGAAGACCATGCAGGGCTTGAATGACATGATTCCGCTCGGCACGGCCGACCGATCAACCAACCAGTATGGCGGGCTTGCGCGGCCCACGACATTCGCCAACGATCTTCCGACCGTTGGTAATACGTGGTGGTCGCCCCGGTATCTCCAGTTCGTGGCCCCCGTGGAGGTCAACTTGGAAACCAACATGAGAGCGCTCTACAACAGCATCAGCGAGAACACCGCGCCGCCCGACCAGATCATCACCACCAAGGCGTTGTTTGAAATCTACGAGGAGTTCGCCTCGGAGCGATCACAGATTGTCATGGGCAAGGACACCGGGCTTGCCAACCTCGGCTTCGATGAGCTGTTCTTCAAGGGCAAGTCGATTACCTGGTCGCCGAACATGACGGCCGGGAACATGCTCATGATTAACACCGCGTTCATCGACGTGGTGTATGATCCGACCTTGTGGTTCTCGATGGGCGATTGGGTTCCTGAGATCGGGACCGAGCGTCGTCAGGCTTCTCTGCTCTGTGCGGGCAACCTCATCTCCGATCAGCTTCGCCGGCACGGTCGCCTTTACACCTAGTCTGCAATTCGTATCCCTCTTTCCGGGGGACGGCACACCACACTTCAAGGGGTTATCCCATGCTACAGAAGATTTGGAACACGGCAATTACGCAGGTCACGACCACCCCAGTCGAGGGGAACGTCGGGCAGCTTCGGGTCGAACCGGACGGCAGGATTTATCGGTACGTCCAAAACCTGCACAGCGCTGCCCTTGGGATTGGCGAGTTTGCGTGCGGGTCGACCACGGACGCGCTGCTCGGTCTGGCATATCAGGCCGGCGCCGCCAACACGGACATCTCTATCTTTCTTGGCGTTCCGCTGGCTTCGATTCCGGCCAACTCCTACGGCTGGCTGCAATGCCGGGGTCGAGGCGTGGCAAGCGTGAACGGGACGACCA